TAGACCAACCGGCCTCAAGCAAAATCTTCAACTGAGACTTGTCAATAAGAACTTCCTGTCCATCTTTATAAAGTTTCATATTTAAATCCTTTCAGATCCTTTTAATTAGGAACCAGCTACATATTCAGCAGCCAGAGTCACCCTACGAGGATCAAGCATAAATGCCCCAACCAGAAGGTCAAGAGACATAGTAGTTTTCTTGGACGACAAATCGTAACCTTTCACGATACGAATACTAACACCATTATTAGAAGCGGCAGCAGCAACACGATCTTCCGGAAGATCCAGCATCGGAAAAGCAACACCGATAGAACGACTGTCCATAATTGCACCATGATAAGTAATATCATTACCATGACCAATAACAGTAACAGCGGCATTATCAGGAATAATTTCAGTAATAGGATCAACTAACTCAATTTCAGTAGTAGCAGAAGTATTACCAATAGCAGTTTTTACACGGAGAGGTCTACGAACCCCAGCAATCTGAAGACGATCACCAGCGGTCAAAGTTCTAGAAGCAGTCTGATTATCAACAATCAGTTCAGTGTCACCAATCAGATTCTTTGTTGCCGTATCATTATTCGTCTGACATACCATTGTACCACAAGTATGAGCAGCAGAATTAGTCGGAAATGCAATACTAGAGAACCAGTCCATTCCCATCACACGACCCATCTGAGCATTTCTCAGGGTTGCTTCACCATCTGCACCACGAGTCTGAGACTGATTAAACCAAGTCTGACCCAGAAGAACAGCTTCAAGATCCAGGTCAACCAAAGAATAACGATTCATTGCTAACTGCTGGAGAATTGCGGCTTTACGAGCAAGAGCAATATCCGCAGCAGATTCATACAGACCAGAAGATACATAAAGACCAGCTGCCTGAAGCAGTTTAGTTCCAAGATAAGTATCAACTTTTTCTGCCAGTTTATAAGCAGCCGGACGAAGAACCTGCTCAGAAAAAGAATCCAGATCCAAAGTAGCTTCACGTGAAGTTACTTCAACAGAAATATCATAATGTTTTTCAATCTGGAGAGAACGAGTACTGGACGAAATTGCCTGAGTAGAAATTGCAGTTGTAAATTCATCAACCTCATATTCACCATGAGTCCGATAAGAAACTGCATCACCAACTTTCCAACCGTTGGATTTTGTAGTAAAATCAGAGGTCAAATCTTTTGCACACAGAGGACCGATTACAAGAGCGTCTTCCAAGTGCATAAGAGCTTCAGACGCAATGATTGAGGGATGTTCCCAAATATTAGTAGCCATTTTACTTTCCTTTCATTTAGAGTTTGCCTTCCCTTTCTCTAAATGAAAGGGGTCAGGCTTAAAAAATTAATTAAACTTTTTCAAATCCGACCCCCAGGGCCAAATCGAAAGATTTCTCAGAAATCTTTCTTGGAACTTTTATATAATTCTACAGTAGAGGAGAATAAAACAAATGTCAAGAACTTTTTTCTCCTCTAAGTAAAATTTTTATCTTTTTCCTTTACTTCTTAATTTTCTATAAGAATCAAGGTCATTTTTTCCAGCAGCATCAGCCAAAGCAGCATTGTAATCATTAGGATCAGAAGAATATCTACCCCTAAGTCCAACCCCTTGTGATTCAGGCCAATAATGAGGATGAGTCTTTTTTAGACTTTCAATCCAATTATTAGGAGTTAAAATTTTATCATCAAGAGTTTTCTTTAAACGTCCTTCTTTATCTCTTGCTTCAATAGAACCATCTCCAGCAAGAGAAAATTCTCTACGACCACGAAGGATAACATCATCAATTGCTTCAGGTCTAACTTTTGCCTGTGTTGCAGCAGCACGAAGACCATCTTCAATCATTTTGTTTTTATACATATTTTCAAAAGTTTGACGCCCTTTTGATTCTTCTTCAAGTTTCTGATTCAATTCATTCAAAATGTTTTCATGCTCAGATTTTAACTGTGAAGTTCTTTTTTCTAAAAGTTCATCAATCCTTCCTTCTTTAATCAATTGAGCTTCAGTATTTGTTTCCAAAAACTCAAGGGCTTCTCTTGCTTTTTCAGGATCAATATCTTCAAAATTTTTCAAAGTTTCCTGAATCTTCTTTTTTTCATTCAGTAACTCCTGATTTTTATTTTTTAATCCTTCAGTTGCTTCATTAATTTGTTTTTCAAGATCAGACATTAAAGCATCTTTAGTTGCCTTAATTTCTGCCTGATGTGCTTCTTCTGCCAATTTTCTTGCATCTTCATCTTTGATATGATCAAATAAACCCATTTTTAGTCCTCCTCAGGAGACAAGGTTCTCAGAACCTGATTAAATTAATTACTATTTTTTCATGTCTTTAATTTTAGACCAAACACCAAGTACAATAGCAAAACAACCCGAAACAGCAGTAATCATATCACTCCAAGCAATTGCCATTTTATCCATAGTAGCTTGATCAATATCAGCTCCAAACCCCTGTGCTGCAATAGCAATAGCAGTTAATAAAGCTGCCCCAATTCTTTTTGATTTCACAACAGGATCACTCATGGTAAACTCCTTTTAAATAAATTTTAATTAAAATTCTTCTTCATTAGTTTTAGATGATACTGCACCACTTTCAGTTCTAACTTTATTTTTAAAATCATCAACTATAAAATTTTGATATTCACCTCCTTGTCTATTTTTTAAATTCATTAATACACCATTTAATTCTTCACTTTTTAACATGTCAATATATTCCGAATAGGATATAGATTGTTCTAATAATCCAATATCCAACAAATATTTATATAATGATTGTAAAGGAACAGAAGAACTACCCACCCCTTCAATAATCGCTTTAAGTACAGCAGCATCAGGAAAACCAGTATTCAAAGAATTAGGAGTATCAATTTGAATTTCTTCTTTATTAAATCCTCCCCATTCACAAATATATTCTAATCCTGTTTTAATAGCATTTACCGCTGACATATAAATACTAAAAATAGTCGCTGATTGGGTTGTCTGTCTAATTCTTAATGCTTCAGCAGCTTCAACCCCTTTACGAGCATCAAGAATAGCAACTCCATGACGAATAGCTTCTTCATATAAATCTTTTATATGATCCTTTACATGAGTTAAAGCAGCAGTATCAGTGGTTGTATAAAAAACTCTTGCTTGTTCATTTGGAATAACCATCATAACAGATGAGCCGACTACATTAGGTAAATTATCATCATTTGAAGCCCCTACAATAACTAATGTAGGATTACAAGATAAAAATTCTGAATTTGCTAAATCTGCCTCTTTTCTATAAATCTGAACAGAACAATTTGCAACTGAAACTAAAGGAATAGGTTGAATATCAAAAGAATTATCAATAGATCCTGCAACTACCATAGGAATTTTATCAAAGGTTGTGCCATATACTGTAGGTATCATTGCAACATTAGAATTAATAGTTAATTCTCTTGCAGAATTATATCCTTCTTTAAAAATTTGTGAAGTATATTGTCCATCTTCATTTAAATAAAGAACTCGATACTCATCATTGGTTTCATGAGAAAAAATATCGTCAGGTTCAACAACTTTTTCTTTGATTACACCTAGTTTTAATTTTTGTTCCCCAGTAGAAGTATAACCCATTTTCCAATTAATAAATTCTTCTGCATTGTATTGAACAAATCGAAATTCATTTTTTTCTGTCAAATAATCAATTAAAAGGGGAACTCTACCTGTTTGAAAAATTTCAATAATAATATCAAGAAAAAATTGCTGAATTGTTTTGTTATCTCTGGTTGCGTTTTTTAAAATATACTCTAAAGAAGAAGGGACATGAAATTCAGGTAATTTAGAAATAACAAGACCAAGAGCACCAGACAAAGCATAAGAAGTAATTAAAGGAAAATGAGCCCTTTCAATATAAGCATAATAAGCAGCTTCGTACTCATTTTTCATACCTTCAGGCTGAGGTAAATATGTAATTGTTTCTGATTTTATCTTATCCTCACCTTTTAAACAATCTCTAATCTTTTTCCAAGATTTTTGAAATCCACGATAATCCGGATGAATATTTGATACTGAATTAGCATAATCTGTAATAGGCATTTATTATTCTCCTTTTTTTAATAACCTACTTTTCGGCGTTTCATTTTTAACATTTTACGTGTTAAAAGATAACGTAAACTATCCATTGCATGATCTTCACCTTCTTCAATATCCTCCGGCTTTTTTGGATCTCTTTGCATAATAGGTAAAGTCCTAATATGATGTGCAGCTTGACTAAAAAAATATAAATGGGGAGTCTCAGGATCCTGTCTTTTTGCTGCCCCAAGCATTTGTCTAATCATTGCCCATCCCGCAATTCTTGATCCGGCTCCTTTATATGATTTTGTCCATCTACATCCATGAATACTTAAATTGTAACCGATAGATGTACCATCTCTAACTTCCCAAATTGCATTATCAGCAGGTCCACCATAACAAACTAATCCGTACTCTACTTTTAACTTTTTGTCAATGGCTAAAGTTCTTTCTGCTATTTCTTGGGAAGTTGCTTGATCACCTTCATTTACATTACCATTCCATCCATAAATCTCATCAATAACAATAACCGATCCTCTTGGAATAAAAGGAATATCAGGATCAAAAGGCTGATCTCCGTTAGCTTCAACTCCGTATGTAACACACCAAGGCTTAGAAGAACCCCAGTCAAAACTTCTTATTAATTGCCAAGATTTCGGGATATCAAAATTAGGTAAAACATGAATTTTTTTATTCCAAACATCGGTAAAAAACCCACCAGTAATCAAATCCCAAGAACCC